CCCAAAAGAACATAGGGTGCTGTTTTCCAGTCCAAGTTGATTCTCTTGCACGCAATGTATACCACAAAGTGGTGGCATAGCGCGAAAGAGTTTCAAGAAGAATAGAAACCCATTGGGTTTCCAACTTCGTACTTGACCTGCTTAACAGACCTTCCAATGTTAAAGGCATAGTTAACCATTATGGCTGACCATGAATTTATCTTACTCTCGGGGAATATCCCCTTGAGTAACGTCTCTATACAAATAATAGGAAACCGATCTGTCGCATGACTTAAGTCAAACGAGTAGAAAGGCTCTCCATTGTTGTGTATAAGAAACGATTTGAAGGCTCCTTGATCAAATGTACAATCCTGTTTGATTCTCCTAAGAATGCTAAATAGCACCTTATGGAATCTCTTCAGGACGGTCTGACTAAAGTAATCGCCAATGGCGATTACCCTGGTCTTGCCCTCCTTATCAGGTATTGATCTGATCATTCTAAAGAACTTGTCTCTACCCGAGTGTCTGGAAGGAAACAGCTGGTTCATTATTAAACCGAACCAATTTCCTACCTCATATTTAGACATGATTGACGCTATCTCAGGTCCACCAAAGTCTTTAATGTGAGTTTTCAAACATTCGGGAAGAACCTTGAAATCTTCTCACCAACACCATAAAGCGTGACCGTTAGGTCCCGATTTTGTTGTTTGATGAAAGGAAGTCCAAGAAAAGGAGTTCTCCATGAACCGGTTTCTGAGGCCTAATGACCGAAAGAATCCGTACCTATGGAGCTTCATTTCTGCGACGATATGTTCCAACTTCTCTGAGCGGTTGGGGGCAGTAATGCTCTCATAGTCTGGATTCGTTGGTAACACTATCGCCCTTGTTGAGGTTAGCACAGTGAGTAACAGCTGCTTTTCAGCAGGTGTTCCTCTTCGTGCTATCCTTAACAAGCTAGGACCGATTCTCATCGGAAGATAATCCTTAGTGAGTCTTATACCAAGATCCTTGGTAATCAGTGGTTGACCACTGAGGTACCTCGTTACATACAATCTAGCTGCTTTCGCAGTTTTGATCATAGTGGCAAGGCCCCGGTCCTTTTGGACCTTATCAAGGAAATTGATATAAGGCGTACCCGAATCTCTTAAGGTGTTACAAAGACCAAAACTCTTACATAGTAGGAGTATGGTTCTTTTGTAGAACTTTAAGAATGAGGAAAACTTCCTCACTCTCTTAGATTGGCCCATTTTATGGGTTAGTTTAAGTGTCTGAGTAGATTTTCTCATAGTTGAAGTATTTTCTGTCTTCAATTAGATTTGTGTTGGTAGGTGACAAACTCTAGC